CGCGGAAACGCTCAACCTTCTCAATGTTACTTTGTTTGCCTGTTAGGTTAGCCAGGATGCTGGCAATGGTGACGATCGAGGTAATTGCGATTACTGCAGTTTCAATCATAGGATTAGCCTTTCTTTAGCTCTTCTATTTCTTGTTTTAGTTCTTTGATTGCTTCGATAAGAATGGAAACCATATTGCCATAAGCTACAGCTTTGTTTCCGTCTTCGCCGCTTACCACTTCAGGTAATACTTTTTCAACCTGCTGAGCGACCACGCCTGCTTGGCGTGTTTCTGGCATTTCACCAGTAACGGGGTCTACTTCGTAATCGGTTCGGTCATAAGTATAGCCATTCAACTGACAAACCTTATCCAAAGCATTAGGGATAACTTCTAAGTTTGTTTTGACTGCTATATCTGAATAGGCGGTAACATTACCCGACGTCCATATACCCGAACCTATCGCAGCATGTAATGTGCCATTCATTCTAAGCTGAAGCTGGTGGCCTAAGCCTGAAATAGCTTGGTTCGTTCCCGTGCCGATATTGGTGTGCGTAAATGTTAAGCCATACATATTTCCATAAGAAGTGCCGTCATCACTTGTTTTATAAGCCGTCCCCATTGACCAAACATGTTGATAGCGTGTAGCCGAATATAATCCAAAAACACCTCTGCCATAATTATTAGCGACGAGAGCTTGTTGTAAGCCCATAGTAAGAGTGCCAGTAAATGTGTCAGCAGTATCACTACGCAAGAAGCTGCTGCCCTGAATGCCATCAACGGTATCGGCGTCTAAGCCAGAGCCTGAGCCATCGTTACCAGCATGCCAGACTTTGTTTACAGAGCTTAAAGACTCTGACCCAGCGTAGATTTCACCTAAAACACTAAAAGTTAAATCACCAGTGCTAGGCCATTGAGTGTTTGTTGTTGATTCCTTTACGACAAGACCATACCCACCTTCTGGCAACTCGCCGTCATATACGTTCAACTCGATAGCTATGCCTTGGTTTGCAGTAGTGTCAAACTCGATAAAAGGATTATTTCCTGATGTTCCTGTTGAGTCATACAGACGTAATTTTGCATCAGCCTTAGATATAGTTAAATCACCAGTTGTTGTATCATTAGCATCACTACGCAAGAAGCTGCTGCTATCAATACCATCAAGTGTGGCTGCGTTGCCGCCATCAGCAGAGGTAAGATAGCTAGGATCAGATGCAGGCACCCAAGAAGGGGTTACGTCAGCATTAGTATCAATAGTATCAAGTTTTGTGCCATCAGTAGCAACATCACGACCGTCAACTGTACCTGTTAGTGTAATGCTACCAGTTACGTCAACGCCACCGCATTCAACGTCACCATAGACACCGATACCTGTGCTACTGGTTTCAAGCTTGGGGAAATTGCTGTAATAAAGTGAGACACCCGAATTTGAAACTGCTCGCATCATGGTTTGATTGTAATATGTGCTTTGTAATTCGAAGTCATTTACTAAAAGTCGTAAATCACCTGCGCCGACCTCGTGGATATAACTATGACTGCCATCGTGATATAGCTGCAAATCTGAGGATGACCCGAAGATGGCTTTGTCGTTGTCGCCGAATGACAGGTCTCCCGTCATTGTGTCTCCAGCCTTGGCAACCAAAGTCGCGCCATCAGCATAGGCTACTACCCAAGCACTACCTGTATAAACCTTGACGACATTATCGGTCGAGTTGAAGTAAATCGAGCCAGCGGTCAACGGATCACCGTCTCCGTCTGTCGTTGGATCTGAAGAATGGTCTCCTAGATAATTATCTTCAAAGTTGTCTAAAGCAGATAACGCGCTGTCCCTTGCACTCTCGGCTGCAGTTTTCGCACTCTGAGCATCATCCTTGTGCTGTCCTGCTGTGACTGCAGATGCCGCTGCGTTAGACGCTTGCGTTGTGGCTGAAGCCAGGCTATCCGCTGCTTTTTCGCCGTAATGAAGTGCAGAGTAGCCGGTTGTAGACCCATCGCTAAGGGTGTACTGGCTATCCTCTGGATTGATTGCGAGCTTCTGTGCGTCCGAAGCTTTGTTCGAAGCATTTGCGGAGCTCGATGCTGAATTACTTTCGCTGATTGCTGCATTGCTACTCGATGCGACTGCGGTGTTTTTAGCCGCAACAGAACCTGCCTCTGCGGTCTGGGCATCTGTCTCAGCTTGCTCGGCTGCTGCCTGAGCAGCTTCGGCTGCTACCTTTGCTGCCTCAGCTTCAGCGATCTTTGCTTCGATCGTCTGAAAGGTTCCTGAGCCACTGCCTCCATCGGTGAAGAAACTACTGTCAGCCATGCGGGTTACTCCTCGTCATATGTAAAGGCTAGGGAAATGCTTTGGGTGCCGCCGTTGAGCTCTTGGTCGTTAGACTGCTCCTGCAGCTCCTCGAGAAAGGCTTTAAACTTTGCTTCAAACAGGGGGCTTCGCTCGTCGAGATAGAAATCAGCCGCAAAAGTTAGACCGGCATAGATCACCAAATCAGGTGCCACTTTCGTGATTGTTGTCTCAGTGCTATCCGACACAAACGCTTCGAGCTCGCCATAGTAATTAAGTGTCACCGTCCCATCGCCAGGCTGCGGGTACAGGAGCAATGAGGCTTGCTCTCGAGCGTACTTGGTTGGATTACCGACTAAGCTGTTCGCTTTAAGGGCTTGCATTGTTTCCATGCTAACGCGCTCAAGTGTCGTGCCGGAGCTGTGATAGAGGTCGCGGGTTTCTAAGAAATCATTTGGCAGCGTGATGTGTGGGGTCGAGCTGCTAATCGTGTAGTTCCGCTGCTTCTCCATAAAAGGCACTCGGAGGCTGCGCTGGATCCGCGCCAAGCCCTGGTCGATAAAACGCTCAGTGAGAACTGTGCTGATATCGCTGCGGTTGAGCACTTCGTTGAAATGCGTTTTAAGATCGCCGTAGTTCATTGCGATTGATCCTCTCTATTGGATGTAGTTACCGTCCATCTGGCTATTGCCTTCCAAGCCAATGCCTCGCTGTCCCACTTCACTTCAAAGCTAAAGGAAGTGCCTTTGCCTTCGCCAAGCTCCGATGCCCATATGTATGCGCTGCGGAAATCACGAAATAACCTTGCGTGGTAAACGTCACTATCAGGCATACCTGCTGCCGCGCTTCTTGGCTGGCTTCTTCTTGGCTGTCTTGGCGGCTTTCTTAAAAGCAGAAGCTTTCGGTGCGCCTTTAGTTCCGGCCTTACGCATACTCTCGCCTGATCCGGCTTTGATGCGTTTACGTTTTGCGTGAATATTCTTGTAAAGGCCCATTGATTACACCTGCTTGTTAGTTGTGATAAATGCGTCGAGGTTTTCGGCTCTCAAACGCCTCAGTACATCCTTGTGAGAATGCTGGAATAGATCAAAGCCTTCACGCAGCCACTTCTCGTGAACTGCTACAGGGATCGAGGCGAGACGTTGGTTTTCGCCTTCTCGCGTGTGCGAGCTGGCAAAGCGTTCATCGCGCAGATCTTGGATAAAGCTTTGTGGAATGATTTGTGACTTCTTACGAGTAACGCGATCACCATCTTGGATCAGTTCCTCTTTGATGTCGTGTATTGATTTTGTGTCTTTCGTATCAGACATAGATGCTTCCTTTCTTATGTCGTTGAAAGGTCCCCCAGGGGCAGCAGTAAGGAGAGCAGAAACCTGCAAACCCCTGGGTTCCCAATCAGTCAATCAGAGGCCTAGGAAAGGCCTGTGATCATGCCCGAGTCAGCGAAGTTGCTGTGCTTGACAGATACTTCACCAGTGACCATGTGACGGTCGCTGTCGCCTTGCTTAGCAAGCAGAGTGCGAGTGAATGGGCGCAGAGACACCGTGCGGAACATCGACGGATCGATGAGGAACGCATTGGTGCTGAGCTGGTGGCGGTTGAGTACAACGCGGTACTCACCGAACGGCGATCAAGATCTTCGCCTTAGTTCGTTAAACTAAGACCGCCCGAAGGCTGCTCATACTTTCGATATGAGATGAGACTATATCATGTCTGCTGTTGCAGACTCCTGCGCTTCCACCCCACTTGGGGTGTACTCCATATAGGATAGTCGTTGCACCTTCCTTGCATAAGCAAGGCTTGGCTCAGGATTACCATATCCGTAAGGACTTAGGCTTCCCCTGAGTTCACAGGATTTAATGTACGCTATGCCGATTTGTTTTAGTTAACGTACAGGTCAATTACGTTGACCAGCTCGCGGCTTTGAGCAAACTCACGATTGCGGCCTGAGGCGGCTGCAAAGCCAGCTACGATGGTAGCATCGGCAGGTTTAATCATGAGAATGCTTGGGTCGGAACCGTTGTCATAGCAATCCTGACCCAGCTCAAGAAGCTTAGCTTCAGTGAGCGCATCAGTAGAACCTGCACCGGCATCAACCGTTGTTGAGATCTGTTGCGACACAGAAGCCATTTCACGAGCAGTAGATCCGTTGCCGCTTACAGCAGTGTTGTCTACGCCGATCATGGCGCGTTCATAGTCACGCTTGATCTCTTTCAAAGCTTTTCCGAGCTGGTACGCAGTTTCTTTAGCACGACCGTAAGTCTTAACGGCATCAGCGGTTGCTGTGACGTTGAATACTTTGGTCATGATTTGGGTCGTATTGGAACGGGTCGAAGGTGTAGTCAGCGTTCCGTCAGTTGCCGTAAAGCCCTCTACTTGGGCGTTGTCGGCTGCTGCGGAAAGACTATCTTCAATCCACTCAAAGGTACGAGCGTTTACTTTTTCGTTCTTGATGAGGCTGTAGAACGGGCAATCGGTGGGCGTAATGTCGTGGATTACGTCTTCAACCGACTCTGCCAGACCTACCTGGTCGTAAGTTGTATATGCTGCCATTGTTTTATTCCTTTCAATGTTTCAGCGGGGGGTTTTACTCTTCCCAGCGAGCCATCAGCGCATCAGCAATGTCATCAATGTCGCTGCCGCGCTCGTGCAACTTGGCACGGGACTTAGCAAGCTTCTCTGTTCGTAACTGCTTGTTACTTGGCGGTGCCTTTTGAGACCGCATGACTTTCTTTGTTGATGCTTTCTTGCGTTTGACCGAAGCAACTCTTTTGCCCTGATCGTAAAGACGCGCCTTGTTCAAGATCATAATCGAGTTAGGATCGACGATCATGTTCACCTGTTCTTCCGGCAAGCCCTGGGCAACCGCATAAGTGCGGATGTCATTATAGAGCTCGTTGGACCACTCCGGCACTGCTTCTTGCAGCACCTTCACTGCTGTCTGGGCTTGCTCCTGCAGAAGCTTATCTTGCTCAGATCGCATTGATGAGTAGTAGGTGTCGGCTTCTTCACGAAGGAACTTAAGTTGATCCTCAGCTTGTTGGGCTTCCTTACGCAATTGCGTAAAGTCCGAGTCGGACATGGTCTTAGAGGCGACCAACATATCGACATCAGCATAGGGCTTATAAGCCTCTTCAGCCTTCTCAAGCATCCGCTGCATAACTGCACTGGTTTTACCCACTGCCTCTTCTGCAGCTTTACGCTGGGTAGCTAGTTCTTGAGACTTTCGGGTGAGCGAGGCCTCTTGCCCATAAAGACGCGCAAGCTTCTTAGCAGGTACCTGATGGGTCTCTCCGTCAACGGTTACTGAGACGAGATCATCACTGGACAGTTTACGGGCTTCTTCGGCCTCTTCCTCTGTCTCTTCTTCTTCTTGATCATCTTCATCTTCGTAGTCGTCTTCGTCGAGCTCCTCTTCTTCAGGGCCTTCAAGATCTTGATCGTCGTCTAGTTCGACTTCGGTATCTTGCTCATCGACCAGATCGGAACCATTAGTCTCGGGGGTGGGTTCCGTATCTGCTGCCTCTGGAACATCGCTTTCTGATGGCTGATTTTCATCAGCGTCAGTCCAGCGAGCCAAGAGTGCATCCGCCGCGTCATCGACAGACAGCGGGATATTTGTTTGAGTATTATCTGGGACGTTGTTTGCCATGGTCTCAGCTTTCCTCTTCAGTTTGGTTGTTGTCACCGTCATGCTTTGCGTTGATTTCATCACGAATGCTTACGCGCTGGCGCAGCGTATTAGTGATATCGACGATTGCACGGTAATGCGTGTATGCACGTTGGCGTTCATCGTTCTGCTCGGGTGCAGTGTTGACGAATGCCTGGAACGTAGCGTCCACTAATGAGTTGATCGTTTCGGAGAATGCCTCGCTTTGTATTAACTGCTCAGCGAGGTCGCCGAGATGGATCATTTGCTCTTCTTGGTTAGTAGTGCTCATTTGCTTTCCTTAGTTTTGCTTCAGACGGGCGAGCTGGAGCTCGGCTTGGTCTATCCGCTGTTTGTGCAAGAACTGTTCCTCTTTGAGGTCCTGACTATCCGACCGGATTGCCAGCTCGTTCTGTGCTTTCATTCTGTCGAGTTCCAATTTGGCTTGGGAGATTTGGGCTTCCAAAGCTGCCTTCTGCTCACTGATCGAAACTTGACGATCTTGGATCTCGAGCTGTTTAGCCACCATCTGCATTTGCATGTCCGCGTTAGGATCAGGCTGCGGAGGTGGTATCTGATCGGGAGGCGTTAAGTACTCCTCGACATTCAGGATGCCTTGGTGACGCATTGCATCACGCATGAGCGCGTAAGCGTTCTCAGGCTTGTATAACTGTGAAAGTGTTGGGTCTTGGCTGAGAGTAACGTGCAGGTTTGCAAGCTTCTGAGCTTCTTTGTCTGCCTCTCCGTAGCCGAGCTTCAGCTCAACCATAACATCGCGCTTCTGCTCCCAGTCGCCTGGTGTTACCGCTATGAAGTCTCCGGCTACTTGGATAATCTTCTCGTAGTCCTCATTCTCGACGCAAAGGCGATACACCTCATGGAAGAGCGGCTTGATAAACTGGTTGGCAAAGTTGCGAGCAATAATCTTCTGACGGGTCTGGCTCATTGAGGCCAACTGCTCGATCATCGCACTGCTATTTTGTTTACTTACAGCATCTTTGTTCGTGCCTTGGCTCAAACGTGACACACCTGAGGTGTCCTCTTTGTCTTCGTCCAGCATCTTAATAGTCTGGAAGATGAACGGATTAAGAGGTGCTTGCGGCATCGGCTGAATAGCATCGGGCCGCGTCACGTTAACTAAGCCGCCTACACGGTTGTCGATCAATTCACGCGGGTTGGTTAAACCGCCTTTTGTAACCATGTAGCGAGGCGCGTTGGTAATCGCGGCGTGGTCTAGGATAGAGCGCGTAAGTACCGTGCGAGCATTCTGCGTGGCGACAAGCTTCTCGGCGAAGTTGCTACCGAAGAAGGCGTGAGGGATCGGGATCGGGACAAAAGCGATAAACGGAATGCGATCTGCGAGCTCACAATCGAGCAGCGTAGTACCCGCCATGAAGGCGCGATAAAGACTAGCTGTTCCGGTGCCTTCTTTGTCTAGCTGGATGTAAGCTTCATAGCACATCACTTGACGTACTTGGTCTTGGTACCCTTCGGCACTAAATCCTCGGTCAGAGCCGGTGCCTTCGTGGCGAGCTAGGATTTCAGGATCTGTTTCCATCTCGACACCATCGGCATCGCTAAGCTTGCTGATTTTGTCTTCGTCATAACCCATGTCACGCAACTCACTAAGTGTCTTGCGAGTGCGGTGGGCACAGAAGTTAATGAAGTCAGGGTGTAGCGCACGAGCTTGAGGCTCAATTAGAAACTCTTCCGGCGCGATGTTTTCAATCTTAACCTGGCTGGTGTCACGGGTGACATATACGTTACCAGTTATAAGACCAAAGTCGTCCGTCTCGCTGTCTCCAAGCTCGACACCATCGTCAGCCAAAAGCATGTCCAGCTCATCTTGTGTAAGGCTGCTAAACTCTTGCTCTTCTTGCTCTTCACTGGTCTCAAAGTAAACCTTCGCAACACCAGCTCGGGCGGTGAGACCATCGTGGATTACTGAGCTCATGACAGAGTACAAATCATTCTGCCGGAAGCAGACATAGTCTGTGTAGGCACTGCATACTTCTGCTTTAGCCACATCTTCAGGGCCTTGCGGCGCAAACTTTACAATGCGGTTGCCAGCAGCAAACGTCTCTAGCAAGCTAGCCTTTAGACCCTCGACACTGTCGTATACGTCCATAGACACATACTTGCTTTTGCCCTCAGGGGCCTTGGGAAGCTTGCCGTTGTAATACTCGATTACTCTGCGGCGTTCCGTTGAGATCTCGCTGTCGTAATAACCCACGCTTCGGCGGATGTTAGTCTCAACGATCTTAGTGATCTCTGCGTCGGACATTTCACTGTATGATTTGATGTCTGCCATTTAGACCATATCCTCGTAGTAATCATCGGTTGAATCGATTGGATCCCATGCGCCTTCATGTATGTGATTGGCGAGTGCCAGTGACATCACACAATCATCAAAGCAGCCTGGCTCCGCTTCCATCGAACCACTGTCGGTGACGATGTAAGTAAGCATTTCTCTTAGTGTTGTTTTGTCGTTTATCTCCAGCTCGTCCTCTCTTAGAGAAGCTCGAAGCTGGTCAATAATGAGCGGCTTGGTTCTTGCGGTAGTTGAGAAGCCAAGCTTGATTGTCTCTTTGTCGGTAATCTTATCGACCTGCACTTCCGTGTAGAAGTTAGGGTAAGCGTAATCCTTACCCAAGCGCGTACAAGTTAAGATGCCGTGACCATTATTCTCAACGATAACCCTCGCCTCGTTGTAGAAGTAACCGAGGGCGCGTAGAACATCAGCAAAGTAGTCAGGGTGAACTCTGCCGCGCCAGGTAGCAACCTGTCGCTTTTTACTGTCCAAGACTTGGGCGACTGAGTAGTCACCTCGGCTCACGCCCATGGCGACATCCGCACCTATAATGTACTGCTCGCCTGGGTCTATCTTTCTATATGTCGTAAGCTCGCCTCGCATATGCTTGACGAAGTCTTCGCCTTCCAAGGCCAGACGCTCTTCAACATCCCTAGTCTCTTTTAAGTGCTTTTGCAGCTTCTCTAGGTCAAACACGGGCCGACCTGTCGTCAGGAAAGCTTCCTCAGCTTCGCTGGGGTATTCCTGCTTAAACAGGTCGAGCCCGTTCTGAGCTACTTTACGGCGACGAAACATTAACTGCTCATCATCCAGATCATACAGATCGGCGAGATCCATCTCGTCGGGTGTTCGCTCAAACTTATCAGGCACAGGCTCTCGGTATGTCGGATCCGCATACCAAGGTATGAAGACCGGCACAAAGCCGTTCTTGCCCTCTACAGCTCCTCGCCATAGATCGTAGTAGATGCCGCTTACACCATTCGCGGTACTCTCGACGAATACAGCAGTGCCAGGAGCATTCGGTACCGCTTGTAGCAAGCCGTTCCAAACCTCTTCAGCATTAGACTTGGGCCAGAATGCAAGCTCTGAACAGTGAACGTGTGTAAGTGTCTCTCCGCGACCGACACTGTCGCCACCCGCTGTGGCAACAACGAAAGATGAGTCAAGTATATCAAAAGACAATTCCCTTCTGCTTGAGTACTTAGTATGGGGCTTAAGTATCTCTGGGCAGTGCTCATGAAACCTCTTGGTCATATCGAACAGGGCCCGAGTACTATCAGCGTGGTGTGTAACCACCATCGCTTTTCGTGCTTTCTGCTGCGACACTGAATAATAGAGGTAGCCACCCGTGTAGGTGGACAGACCCTGCTGTCGGGCCTTCAGAATGATTACTCGGATCTTACCTTCAGTATCGAGCTGAGCTTGAACTGCTTTGTCGAGTATCTCCTGTGCTTGGTTGAGCTTAAGTGGGGTGATGTCACCTTGCTTAGTTCGGATCTTTAGAGCTGCGTTAGCGTAATAAGGGAAGTTAGTGTATAGCTTCTTCCGTATCTGCTGCAGCTTTTGGTCCATCCGTAGTGCTCTCTTCTTCCTGCTCCAGTAGGCCTTCTAAAAAGCCTTCTGCTTTGCCGATAGTTACATCGGACTTTGATGCTGGTTTCTGCTTAGTGAAGTCCAAGACAAGCCTAGCCGCCGCAAGACGCTCCCTGGTTTCACCAGGAACGCGCATTACTTCGACCGCTGTCTTGAGGGCTTCTTTAGCGAAATCATCTTCTGGGGCTTCGCCGTTGTCTGACATGATCTGTACAAACCTTTCTGCTTCTTGTTTGGCTTTGGCTCGCAGCGGCTCAATGGTCTCTTTGGTGTAACCATGAGGGACACCAGCCGGTCTGCCAGGGTTCTTGCGAGGCTTTTTAGCCCACTCCGCACGTTTAGCGCGGCCCTCAGCAGTTTTGCCTAGCTCGGCAAAGTAGTTCTTTTTAGGAGCTCGCTGAGGGTATTTCTTCTTTTTACTCATCGTTGGTGATCGAGTAGATACTGGTCGTATCTATCCTCAATGCATTGGGTAAGCACCTGACCAGGCGTATGACCAAATTGCGTACAGAGCCTTTTAGCCCACTGCAGCCCTCTTTCTTCAACAGTAGGAGCTCGCCATTCTTTAGGGATAATATGAGTGCAAGCAGACAGCATTAAGCCGCTAGCCAGTACAGCTAAAACCTTTTTAGACATGGTGTTTCCTTTTGCTTTAGATAATCGAAAGAGCCCCCTGCCCTTGTGGCGACAACGCGCCTGGCACCACTAGCTGCTCTTCTGGTTCCTCACCGCCATTGGCTGCGAGTACTGCCAAGGCGACAGCCATTATTGTTGCCATAGGTGATGAGTAGAACTTGATCGTGTCCCTGCTAAATCCGCTATTGTTTAACAGCTTGCGGATAAACTCAGTCGTCTTTGGCATAGCATCTCGTGCGAAACTTGGATCAACTATGTACGTCCAAATTGGATCTACAGCAAACTCGGCTGGGTTACGAATGTAACTGTCTCGAGCTTGTGTTGCTCTTCGACGAGCCTCTGCAGCATACTCAGCCTCGCTGACTATCCTGTCAGGGTTAATGCCATCTTTAATAAACTGCTCCCTGGCCTCGCGGTACTTCTCTACAGAAGCGTCTACAAAGGCCTGAGGATCAGCACCGTAAGGGCCACGAACAAAGGAGGTGACACTTCTGCCATCCCCTATATCAATGTTGACCATACCGAAGTCTTGAAGAAACTTTATTTCTTCCTCGACGAGCTTAGCGTCTTCTTGTGTCCACCCCTCCGGCAGACCAAACTTGTCACCTTTACCGTGGGCATAACGAACAAGATCCAGTAGAGCTTCGCGAAACGAGCCGCTGTTAACATAATACTGGTCGGTCGCAATCGGACTTCTTTGTACATTTGGATTGTAAAACTGTAGAGCCGACTCCGGTGTTGCCGTATTCATATTCATCGCCTCTATTACATGGGCGATTTCATGTGCAAAGGTTCCTATAAAGCTATCTTTTGTTTGTACGGGGTAGTTGTTGTTTTTACGCCGCTTCGGAAAGCCTGGCTCCATGATAGAGATGCTAGGTGGCTTTGCGCCACGATGTGCGATTGAGGCTACGCCCATAGTCGTTCTGCCGGACTTACCGTTAGATCCACGATCACGGTTCATCGCCGCCATAGACTGAAAGGTTTTAACGACAATACCAAGAGCCTTAGCTAGACGCTGCAGGTCTTCGGTTTTGTTAATGCCGTTTTCAAATTCACCGCCGCGCTTTCCTACTTCAAAGAGAGGCTTAGCGTTGTCTTCTTGAGCTGCTATCTGACGAGTAGTAGGGACTACTGCTTCTTGAACAGGCTCGGCGGATTGACTACGTCCCTGCGGCTCGGAGAGGATGCCTGGGAGCTCGGGCTGCTGGGAGAGGTCACGGGTTTGAGCTTCGATAGGGCTTTGATAAACGCGCCCATCTTGGCCTCCGGCACCTGGCCCAGGATCGTTTCCGTCCGTTCCTCGGTCTGCTGCGGCGAGTGCTTCTTCGATTTGGTCATTCGAAATACCTTCTTTCTCTGCTAAGATACGGGCTGCATCTAGATAGTCGTTATCTTCACCACGACCACCTTTTACACCCAGTGACCTAAACAGGCGTTTCTCTGGATACCACATCAGGGCTTGAAAGTCAGCCGTTTCGATGTCGATACCTTGTTGAGATAGTAATTCTTTAACCCGATTTACAGTGTCGCGGATAAATATACGCTCGCTGGTATTCTTGGGCTGCTCTTGGAGCTGAGGCCCCATGTTCTTAACGTGAGTACCTGTTGATTTAAAGAGCTGAGGCTTTTCTGGGTTCCTGCCGTTTTCTTTCTGGTACTTCTTATAGTAACTCTGCCATGCTTTATCTAGAGCTCCAATAAAGGCATCGAAACGATCAGGGTCAGAGTACAAACCTTTACGGGTCTCGCCTGTTGCCTTGAGAGCTTCATTGATAACCTGCTTGTTATCGCCTTTTGCAGCTTTCATTTCAGAGGCAATCTTATCTCTGTTTTCCTGCATCTTCGCATCAGTCATAGGTGTAGCAAATGGGCGACCGACCATGCGGTTCCACATACGCATCCACCAGATGTCTGTCGTGAGAGGGTCGAAGTTACCTGTAAGGTTCTGGTAGAACCCCTGTCCAATCTTCGGGCCCATAATGTAGCTGCCCTTTACGACAACAGCTTTACCTTCCGAGCTTGGGACTGTGATGTTTGTGTTAAATTCATCATTAAACTCTGCGATAACCTGCTCAAGCTGTTTTACTGTGTAGTCTGAGCTGAGAAACTCGCCTATTGGGGCAAGGTTTTCATCATTCAATCGCGCCTTTTGATACTCGTTGAAGAACTGGAAAGCATCGCGCATTGACTTGCGCCTCTCACCGCCTTTGTTCCACTCTTTCACAGGGAACTTGTCATTCTCTTTGTAAAAGCGAAAAGCCTCGACAGCATACTCGAAGTTATCTGTAACGGCTGTTCCGTTAGAAGTTACTGCCAGTGCAACATTAAATGCTGCCAGTGTGTCGGGGTTATTACTTTGCACAGCCAGCGGCTCAATCAGACCGAGAACTGATTTAGCGCGGCGCAGGGTGCGATCATACCAGCCGATAGCGTTGTTATCCGACTCGAGAGCTCGCATGGCTTCTGCAACCATCTTGCGCGCGATCTTCTCTTTGTTCTCCGGCGTGTATTCGAGAGGCTCGCGTGTTCCATAATGCGGTACATATAGGTTATCGAACAACCACTCCGCTGCGTCTTTCAAGCTCTTGGCTTTATAGGGAGCCTGTGCGTTATCGTCGTCTGGATAAATGTCTAGGATTGTTGCATTACGCTCATCGCCTAAATCCATAGGATCCAATACGCTACTTTCCTCAGTAAACTCTTGAGGGCGAGCGTCCTGCTGACCTGCAACGCGCTGGGCGTAGGGCATGATGTAGGTGTCGATCGCTTCTTGCGGTACACCATTGTCCTGCAGATCCTTGATGGTATTCTCGACAGTCGCCATCGGGTTACGACCGAGGTCACGCAGGAAGGTACCTGCCAGAGCACTTTGGAGCTGAGCCTTGTGGCCTTTGTTGATTACGTTGTCAGAGTTGAGCTGGTCCAGAAGCTGGTTTACCGCTGCGCGGTTGTCAGCCTTGCCTTGCTCGATGCGCTGGTTACGCTGATTACGCTGTTCCATAGCAATCATGGCTTCTTGGGATTCACGCAGCCGAGTTTGAACTGCTTGTGCCTCGCCAGCTTTGTTTTTTACGATTGTTTCTGTAAGAACAGCCATAGCATCTTCGGGCATCTGGTCTCTGTACTTGCGTTCCTTAATGTCTTGGAAGACTTCTTTTTGCAAAGGAGTAGTAGCTGTGGCGATTTGGTAATCAAGAGCCGCATCGTAATCGTCCTGCGTTACCTCGACCCCTACTAACTGTTCCTGAGCCCTTTCAATTACCTTAGCAACAGGACCGCCAGAGGGTTTATTGCCTTGGTTTAATAGTGGCTGCATAGCTGCTGAGACTTGTTCTCGACGTTGTTGAGCTGCGGCTTGGTCTTCAACAATACTAGGCGGCGTTGGTTCCGGTAGAACATCGCCATCTTTGTTGTCGCGGATAAATGCTGAAACAGTACTGCGGTCACCACCTAGCGCATCATACAAACGACCAAAACCAACAATCGGAAGCTGGATTGCCAAGCTCATGCCGCCTGTACCTGCGGCAGCGGCACCTGTTACACCTGCACGGACTGAAGCTTGAACGAGTGCTGAAGTGTTGTAAGAGCCAGTCGGGGCAAATGGGTTTAGCTTGTCTGTGATTTTACTCAGACCGCCCTGGTAACCCTGATTGTGAAGGTCGGTCAGAACAACGCTTTCACGAATTAGGTTAACGAGCTGCTGACCCTCTTGGGTGTCGCCTACAAGCTCTTTAATCTTTCCGACCTGCTTCTCAGTAATGGTCTTCTTGACTTTATTCTTTGCCATGTTAACGCCAACCATAGCTTCGACGCGAGCCATCAGCTCGTCAAAGGTCTTAGCGTTTTGAGGGTTCAGGCCAGCATACGAAGTGCCATCCTCCAGAGTGCCGCCTTCTTTAAGGATTGCTTTTAAGTGGTTAATGCCTTCCTTAATCGACCCGTGCGCCGCGTCCACAATACCGCGAGCACTTTGAGCGTCATTTACGTCAATGTTCTCGACGTTAAACGGCTGGTCACTTGCTGACTCATCATCAATGATGCCCTGCAGACGCTGAGCAAAGCTTGCTTTCGCCAATTCAGACGGATCGTTGTTTTCTTGTTCTTCTACAGCAAGCTTCTTCAGCGGAGCTAAGTCACCATTCTTGGCTGCTTCAATTGCAGAGCTAGCTTCGTTAGCCTTATCGATCATCACCTGATCGCCGGTATCCGTTCCGCGCTCAAGCATAGTGGCTGCGGCATTAGAAAGTGTATCAGCTTGACGCTGTGTAGATGTCTTGGCGAAACCAGCCGCCTGAGCAGCACCTCGCACAGTCGTTTGAGCTGTTGCGGCAGTACCACCAAAGCTGGTACCCAGCACTGCTGCATCGACCAGGCGGTTACCCACTTCACCGGCTGTGTACTGACCGCCTTGGCTAGCGGCAGATCCAATAACTGCAGCTTCTTGTGTTGCCTCGGTTACACCCTCGGTCACGGCCTTCTTGCCGATTTCTTTTGCAACTTCTTGAGCTGCCTCGGTGTAGCCTTTCTTGGCTAGCTTTTCGTAAAGCTCTTTGACTGACATCTTGCCCAAATCACTTGGGCTGAATACGCGACCGGCACCGAAACGATCCAAGAAACCAATCAAGGCACCCGTGCCCAGGGCAGTAGTGCTGTCGTAGCTTCCTGTCTTTTCTTCTTGTTCTAATGCGCTTTCGCCTGTTCCCATTAAGAAGGAACCAGCGTAGGTTGCGCCTCCCACAAGCATCGCTGCCGGTGCGCTAACAAGCCCAGCTACGGCAGCGGCGGCTGTGCCTCCCAGGTAAAATCCACCGGAGGCAGCATTCTTCTGCATACCTTCTAGGATCCATCCGGCGGCATCGCCAATACTATCTTGTTTAAAGAACGATCCAGGGTACTGCTCTTGGAAATTACCGCGAGCGATGTCTTCTTCCTGCTGAGCTACTCCACGAGCTCCAAAGCCTTGCAACGCAGATCCTACAGTGTCAAAGCCGAGGCCTTGTAATGCACTACCTACAGCTTCAGTACCTTTGTACCCTAACATCTCTGCCTGATCGACACTGTATCCTAAAGCACTGTCTTGAGGTTGGGCTGCGATCTCTTCAATAGCTCCGTCGAGCTGTTGTTTAGTCAGATTGGTGTCGTCAATTTCATAACGAGCACCATTGATCTCATAGATTGCCATCTATAAGCACCTCGCTCTTAGAATGATTGGTGGGGAGTTAGACTGCTACGGGACGCGAGTTACAGTCACGCCGTTGCCGGTCTGGTATGGAGTACCTTGCTGCTGGGGAGGCGCAGGAACTAGGACAGGGGGCGGGTTAGTAATAGGTGCGCCCTGTGGTCCTGGCGTAGGTGCGGGTGCAGAAGCTGCTGGAGGGGCAGCAGGGGCAGCTTGTTGAGGCTGCGCCGGTTGTGCGGGACTGCCACCAATTGATTGGCTGTACGCGGCGTACAATTGTTGAGGGGTTGCATTAGATGAGGGAGCCATTCCTCTGATCTCGTTGTTGTACTGCTGAACGCGCAGGTTCATAAAGTAGATTGTACGCTGAAGCTGTGCTTTCACGATCCTGACATTGTCTCTAAACTGCGGTCCACTCTGAGACTGCTCTAGGTTACCGATAGAGGCGTTGAGCTGACTTAGCTCACGCTCAGATACCTGACCCAATGCGCCGCCAGTAGGAGACGCATCGCGCATGGCTTGCAATCGGTCGAAACCAATCGACGACACGACAGTCTGGATTGAAGACTTTACATCGCTAGCGTTAGAACCAGGAAAGACCTTCATCACTGTGCCCCAAAACCCTGCTACGTCATCGAGCGGGTTCATTGTGCTTGCAGCGTGGTCATAGGACGTTTCAATCTTCTCAAGAGCTGTCAAGGCTGCAGTCGTGTATCCTGCATCCATAGGGGCGACAGATTGTGGCATTTTAGATAAAGCCGATTGCTGAGCTGCGGCTGCGTTGTACTGATCGACAGCACTTTGCCGCTCTAGCTCGCGGTTTTGGTCCATCATTGAGCCATAGGCCTCGAGACCTGCACCATAAGCAGCAGGGCCTCCCTTTGAGGCATTCGACATAATCGCACCGCCAGCTCGTGCAAGCATCTCGTTAGTTCCGATGTTTTGCTTTGGCGGCACTGGTGCCATTGGCACACCGTAGCGAGCCATTGACGATGGGCCGGTTAACATAGGCATTGAAGGTGCCAAACCTGGCTGCAACGCTGGTGGGACATTAGAGGGTTGTTGTTCTGGTCCTCTCGAAAGAGCTCCAAGGCCTTGCGCGGCACCGTAGAGACCTGCGCTACCCGCGCCGAAGAGGCCTAGGCCTTTTGCAGCCGCACCAAGCATGGGCATGAATTGAATTGCCATCTTAGTTTCCTCCCAAGTTTACAAAGCGTTGGTTTACAAATCGACCATTACCTTGTTGGGCATACGTTTGACCGCTAGCTTGCGCTGTTGGGCCGGTTTCCAAGCTACCAAAGGGATTTGGCGAAGGATTGAAACCACCGGCTAAACCATAGGCAGACATTGCACCGCCAATAGCTGCAGCGGTCGGGTCAACAGTGTTAACGACAGGGTTCTGAGGTGATTGCATTTGTGCGTTGTTGAGAATGCCAGCGTTATACTTGATATACTGATCCATCTCATAATCACGGAACTGCTCGAAGCGGCTTCTTTCGTCTTGGAGCTCAGCAGATTCACGAGCCTGTAGTGCAGCACCTGCACCCGTCATGCGGTCGCCGATTTGACCTTGCATACCGAAGGCGTTGCCGTAAATCGAAGCCAGATTGTTGTTAGCCGAGACTGCATTAGAATAATCTTGGTTTTGCTGTTGAATGCTGCGATCCATCAGTTGCTGCTGAATGTTAGCCCCGACATCAGCCCGACGATCGTTGTAACCACGCAAAGCAATTGCATCAGCAACACCAGCGCGAGAGCTGTTGGCGTTGTTGGTAGCCATAGCAGACTGGTTGATACCAGGCAGCGTCTGCTCTTGCAGTCTGCGCGTGTCATCGCGCATTGCTGCATCTAAAAGAGAACCATAGTTGGCAGGGTTGGTGGCATATGCAGTCGCGTTGGCTAGGGTCTGACCGTTTGCAGCTTGATTATACAAACTAGAAGCATTGTCAGCAAAGCCTCCTGCTGTTCGCATCATGTTACCAGGCTGATCCATGGATTGCTGGGCGGTGTTACCTAAGTAATTAAAGCCCTGCTGTGAATAGGGATTAAAGCCAGCCAATGTTTGACCTTGGTAGTTGCCAATGTCTCGGACGCGCTGGAGCTCATCCTGCGATCCTTTATACATTGCCTCGACATAAGGTTTAGACAAGTTAAAGCCAGCCATTTGGTTGCGTGAGGCTGCTTCTGCGGCATCTCCTTGCTTCTTTGCCCCATACATGGAGGAGGCTCCACCTACTACGGCTGCTGTAATTGCAAAACTCATTTGCTTTCTCCGATTTTATTTATGAGAGCCTCTATGTGCTCGGTTTGCATTGGAGTGAGCTCGAGATCATCGAAGCTCTTAGCCAGGACCTCACGTTCAATCTCATTAACGTCAAGATTGTCGGTTCGATGTACCGTAATCAGAGTACTGTCCTCATGCGCGTATAAGATACGCTTGGTTCCGGCCAAAGTTATGCCATTGTGAGGGGCCTGTATCCGCTGCTCTCCATCTTGTTCTGTTATTATCGACAAATCACCCTTGGTAATGAAATAGGGGTGGTTTCTGGCGTGTATATGACCGACAACAATTGTGCCAGCCGCCATGTCCATCTGCCTTATGTACTGACCATCCGCAAAATTATGCGTAACAGGTACCATCGCAGCCATTGCGTTGTGCCCTAGACGGTCGTCGCTCTCTTCTACTGCCCCCTGGAAGCGCATAAGCGCATCTCGGAAGGCTCCCTGGTCGGCCTTGTGCTTAAGAAATGATCTGTACTCATCACCTAGGGCTAAAGCCGGTGCCAGGCGGTCTATACGCCGACCCATGTGGTGCCGTTGTAAACCATTAGGCCGGTAGTGCCGTTTCCTAATGGGTCCCAAGGGCTAACGGCGTAACGCACCATACCCTTCAAAGGGTTACTGGGGGCTTGGTCAGCCACTTGGATTGAAGCCTCAGCGGCTTGTCTCGCAAACACCTCAATCCGCTGCAGCTCGTCTTGTATATAACGCCGAGCATCGTCTTCGCTGAGGACTGGGTATTGCCCACGAGTGTAGTTATTGACGATCAAGTCTTGCTTTTCATTGATAGCCATATGTTACTACCTCCGTCCGGTGGCGGTGACTTCTAAATCAAAGCCGCTGAACTCAAAGTCTTTCTGATCGGAGACTGTAATCTTGTAACTCAGGTATCGACCGGCAGCTCTGGTGTCGATCTTGTAGTCAAGGTTCAGATCGAAGGTGACTGCGTTGTCGTAGTTGGGTGTTCCGTTAGGCACATCCGCAGCCCCGAACTGGAACGACAGAGTAGTGTCGTCAGTGTTCTTTGTCATAGCCTGAGGGTAGATGCGGCTAATGTTCTTATAGCCTCTCAGCTCGTTCTGAGCCTCATCTAGGTCAATGCCTACACGCTCTAAGATGGCAGGTTTGTTAGCCTCGGTGTCATAGCTAAACGACACCTGACCATCATCAGACAAATCCATTACATAAAGCTTATTACTTGTAATACCGTTGGCAGAGCTGCTTGGGCCTACAAACACAGAGTGACGAGCAAAGCTGTCTTCTTGGTCGTAGTATGAGCCGCCTACAGTGTTGTAAGTTAGGCCGGAGGCCGTGCCGTAGGTTTCAACTGTGTTGACGTTGGCCAAGCTTGCTGCAGCCACATCAGGCAGATCGGCAAACGACCAGGTATTATTCTTATAATTATACACGGCAGCTCGGTTGCACCGATCCGTATTAGGAAAGCCGACAAGCTCGTCGCCCGACACATAGCAGAAGTAAATCAAGTTTAGCTCTGAGCTGTGGTGTACGAAGCACCTGTCAGCTTTAGAGGCGTTGAGGCCTTGGTAGATGAACTGTTTAACACGCTCGTCACATATAGACTGCTTAGATGTAGCGTCATGAACGTAGATGTCTCGGGGGCCAAAAACGAAATGCTTTCCGTCAACTTCTGTGTAGCAATTCTGGTTAATCATACCGCAGTCAGTGTAGAGCTTGCGGAAGTTGTACAAGAAGGTGCCGCCGGTGAACTCCATCAGCCAAACTTGCGTGGAGCTGTAGATTATGAAGTTGGAACCGAGAGTGCCGCCATCAACAATAGGTGTATCCATTTGCACTAGGTCGTTAAAACCTGCTGAGGCGGTGGTGTCGCTTTCGTCCCATGTAGTCGGGACAGTGTTCGACAATGTAATGTCAGAAAAACGCACTCGCGTAGGATACGAGGTTGCACCCTCTGTCGTGTTCAAGGCAATCAGAACGTCACCAAACGACCGCAGCGATACACAGCGATAGTTACTAGGCCAGTTGTTTAATGCTGCAAAGTTAGTGCCACCTGGGCCTCGGAAGCTGGGTACTTTGTCAGGACGATTGACGTAGGCCACATTCGCCAACTGGGTAGACGTAAAGGGGCGGGGGTCTACATTCGAGGATATGGTACCAGAACGATCATTCATACTGCCTG